GATAGAGATACAATAAATAGCACATTAGTAGCTATGAACAAAGGACAGCAAGAGGGCAGTCTTGATTTTGCTTTACAGGTTATTATTGCAAAAGCCGAAGATGAGTCAGGAGCAAAGATGTTTTCATCAGGTGATATACCTATATTAAGGAGAGAAATACCCTTATCTGTACTGGTAGATGTTATGCAAAAAATGCAAGAGATGGGTACGGAGGAAAGCCCTGATGCCGTAAAAAGCACAACTTAAAGAAAATAATTTAATCTACTTACAGTTTTTTATAGCTGAACAACTAGGTTACACACATAAAGAACTAACACAAAAAATGTCTATGCAAGAACTGTTTGCTTGGAACGCTTACTTTGCACTTAAAGCCGAGCGTGAAGAAGAAGCCTACGAAAAAGCAAAAAGACAGGCTCAATATCGTAAAGTACGCTAAACTTTTAGTATCTGTAATTTAATGTAAATCAGTGGCATCTGAATATAGCGTAAATATAAGATTAAACACCTCAAAAGTTAGAAAAGATTTAAAAGATATACGCACAGATATTAATAATCTTAATAAAGCACAGTCCAAAGGATCTAAAAATAAATTATCAGAAACGGAAAAAGAATTAAAGCTAATAAATACATCTTTAGGACTAAAAAATAGAGCTTTAGGTCTTGAGATAAGAGCTTTAGGTATAAGTAAAAAAGGTTTAAAAATAGATACTATAGAAGCTAAATTAGATAAAGCTAAAGTTAAAGCAGATAAATTTGAGTTTGATTTAGCTAAGCAAAGTATTCTTTTAGCTGAAAATGAATTAAAGGCTAAACAAAAGATATTGGAAGCAGAAAAAAGTATAACTAAGAGTAAAACAACACAGTTAAAAATTCAAAGGCAGATGGCATCTCCTATTGGAGGTACTAAATTTATGATGGGATCTCCTGCTCAAAGAGCTTTTTCTGGTGGCCCTAGATCTCCGATAGGAGGATCTTTAACATTACCTGGCTCACCTAAATTTTTAGCAAATCAAGCTCGACAAGCTCAAAGTGGTTTAAGGGGTTTTGATTTTCAAAGTGCGTTGATAAGTGGTGGTTTTCCCTTACTATTTGGTCAAGGTCCTATCGGTGCTGTTGCTGGTGGACTTGGTGGTGGTGTTGGTGGAATGTTTGGACAAATGGGTGGTTTTGCAGGAGGTATCGCAGCTACAGCAGCAGTTCAATCTATATCTAATACCCTCAACTCTGTAAGAGAGTTAGGAAACGCTTTACGAAAACCAACACAAAATCTACAACTACTGACTGAAAAATTATCATTAACTAATACACCTACAGGTGATTTAATTAAAAAGCTCGAAAAATTAGGAATGACATCAACTGCTGCTTCAATTCTTATTGAAGAATTTGCAGAAAGAACGGGCAAGACTCCTGAAGAAGTTAAAGCAGCAACAAAAGAGTTAGAGGAATTCAATAAAGGAATGGCTGACTTGGGTTTAAAAGTAGGATTTATAGTGTCTGATATTTTAGGTCCAGCAGTTGCGTTACTGAACAGACTTCCTTTGGAAGGATTAGCAAAATTCTTTATGGGCAGAGGGTTTAATTTTTTAAATCCAGGGGGAGCATTAAGTCCGTTTAAAGAAACATTACCTCAAAAGAAGTTAAGGTTAGAAAAGACTAAAGGTGGTAAAGGAAAAACTAATTTACCTTCAAATTTACAGGATATAGATGCTGTTGCAAATGAGCTTATATTTAATAAAGAAATAAAGCCTTTAAAAAATGCTTTAGAGATAGAGAAACTTAGGCTAACAACAAGCAGTGAAAAGTTAAACGTAATGAAAGAAAGTTTTGAATTAGAAAAGATTACAGCAGAATTAAAAATAGTAGAAGCTGAAAATGAAAAATTAAGTACAGATGAATTGGCACAGAAAATTGAAAAATTAAAAGCTCAGAAAGAGTTACAGGAACAAATCGTAGAAAACGCAGAAGCACTAGCAAATCCATTTAGAGAATTATCAAATATTATTGCTCAAGATATAGGTAATGGAATTAAAGGTTTAATACAGGGAACAGAAACCTTAAATAACGTATTAAAAAATGTATTAAACAAATTAGCTGATGCTGCATTAAATATGGCAATTTTTGGAAATGTAGGAGGACAATTTGAAAGAGGTGGTGGAGGCATATTAGGATCTATATTTAAAGCAGATGGTGGTCGAGTTAGAGGTGGAAGTTCTTACATAGTAGGAGAACGTGGTCCTGAGTTATTTAGTCCAGGAGTATCAGGAATGATTACACCTAATAATGCTCTTGGTGGCTCTGTTAATGTTTCTGTTAATGTTGATGCTTCTGGTACTTCTGCTGAAGGTGACGAGCCTAATGCTGAACAATTAGGTAGATTAATAGGAGCAGTAGTTCAATCAGAACTTATTAAAGAAAAAAGACCTGGAGGTTTATTAGGTTAATGGCTACTTTTCCAAATGTTCAACCAAGCTATAACTCTCAAAAAACTACAAGTCCAAGAGTTAATGTCACTCAATTTAATGACGGCTATCAGCATCGTATAAAATTTGGATTAAATACAATACCGTATGTTTGGTCATTAACTTTTGATGTCAGTGAAACTGTTTCTGACACGATAGAAAGTTTTCTTGAAGCTAGAGCCGAAGATGGTGAATCTTTCGATTGGCAACCTCCTGGTAGTGCTGTTGCTTATAAATGGATTTGTTTAAGCTGGAGAAAAAGATTACCTTTTGTTAATCGAGCTAGTTTATCAATGACATTTCAACAAGTATTTGAACCCTAATGGCTGTACCTGTTTCAGAATTACAAAAGATAGCTCCCAGTAATATTATTGAGCTTTTTGAACTTGAACTTATTACTGCTATTCATGGATCAAACACAAAGTATTATTTTCATAATGGAGTAAATACTAATAACAGCACAAGTATTCTTTTCGATAATATTCAATATGAAAAGATGCCAATAGAAGCTACAGGCTTTGAGTTTAAATCAAAAACTTTACCTAGACCAAGATTAAAAATCAGTAATATTTTAGGAACTTTCACAACGATACTTCTTACATTACCGCAAGGATTAGAAGGAGCAAAATTTACAAGAAAAAGAACTTTAAGAAGATTTATTGATGATGCAAACTTTGCTGGAGGAGATCTTTTATTGGAAGATGGTTCATTTCTCTTGCAGGAAAACAGTAGTATTATAGATTTGGAATCTGGTGCAAATCCTTTTGGTACTGCTGATCCTACAGCTTTATTTCCTGTGGAAGTTTATTTTGTTGATAGAAAAGTTGCAGAGAATAGAAACGTAATAGAGTTTGATTTAAGTGCTAGTTTTGATCTTGATGGAGTGCGTCTGCCTAAACGTCAAGTATTACCAGCAGATTTTCCTGGAGTTGGATCGTTTTTTGCATGACTTGGCAAGATGATGCTTTACAACACGCTATTGAAGAAGATCCAAGAGAATCTTGTGGTTTATTAGCAATAATCAAAGGAAAAGAAAAATATATTGCTTGTCATAATTTAGCTGTAGATCCTAAAGATCAATTTATATTATCTCCTGATGATTATGCTGATGCTGAAGATCAGGGAGAAATAACTGCTGTTGTTCATAGTCACCCTGTAACAAGTCCAAAACCTAGTGAAGCAGATAAAGTTTCCTGCGAAAAGTCAGGTTTAAAATGGTGGATTGTACAACCTAATTTAAAAGTATGGGA